TTAAATAACTTTTCTCATGCTCCCCTGCCCGTGGGGGCGTCCTGGGGGCAATGCCGTTGGCATCTGATTGTTCAGCATGTTGACCTGATCCTGGTTCATGTCGCCAATCCACTTGGAGTAAACCTCGTACACCATTCGCGCATCTTCATGTCCCATCTGACTCGCTATGAATGACGGATTCGCTCCGGCCATCAACGTCCAGCATGCGTAGGTATGCCGTGACTGATAAGGATTCCTTTCGCGGATATTGGCAAGTTTAGTGCCTCGCTTCCAGCCATAGGCAATCGAGTTCTTGGAGAAGTAACTGCCTTTTTTTGACGAATATGCTGTCGGTGAAAAAACGAAGCGAAGAGATTGCTGCTCAGTTTTTCCGATCTCCCGATGGTGAAATCGAATTTCTTGCTTCGGATTAGCGCCGGTGACTTCGTATTGTTCCTTCAGTGCATCCAGAGCAGGTTTAAGCAACGTTATCGTCCTTATTCCGGCATCTGTCTTAGGGGGTACAAATACTCGCTTATTCGTCAAACTTCTGGATACGTGGATTTCACCTTTTACCAAATCAATGTCTTCCCATGCCAGGGCGCATATCTCGCCCGGCCTCATCCCCGTATGTACGGCAACAATAATGATTAATGCCTGGCTACGGGGAAGGGCGGCTATCAGAGCCTGGTACTCATGAAGTAAAAGTGGGTCGGGATCATTTTTAGATAACTTGAGTCGCGACACTCCTTCATAAGGAGCATGCAATATAAACTGGCTTCGGTTTGCGAGCTTAAGCATTTCTGATAAAACTGCCATCTGTTTATTGACTGTTGAGGGCGCGCGGCCCTGCCTGGTCAGATTCGGCATTGCCGGGTTAATAATTGTCCCGGTCAATAACTCCTTTCGGTAATGCAAAATATCGGCATGCTCAATATCTACCAGACGGGTATTTTCTCCGACTACACGCAGTAACGTATTTACGACCGAAGTAAGCGATAGCAGTGTTGCACCAGATACCTCTAAGGCTTTGGTGTCTGTAAAAAAATCACTTAGTTCTTTAAACGTGGTAATTTTTTTGGTTGTGATGAACTTCTTAAGCGCTTTGGATTCCGGGAAACGTTCCGCATAGTCGAACTTACCGAGCTGTATTTCACTTGTTATGAGCGCACGAAGATTTCCAGCTTTTTTGATGTTGCTGCTGTTCACCGTCCAGCCGCGAAGGACTTCGCGGCAACGTTTGCCGCGATAGGTAAATGTGATCCGTATTTTTCCATTATGCAGCTCAACGCCGGTTGGAAAGTCCATCATGCATCCTGTACTAATTGGTTAATCTTTGGATAGTTGTACCAAAGCAGACCTTTAGAATTGTCAGTTTCCCCGAGAGCTGTCAGATGTTTGAAATGCACGCCTTCGATCCACAAATTCAACCGATAACTTTTAATTTGTCTTTCCGACAAGCCGGTCTTTTCTGTTAGTCGCGCTTCAACCATCCACTCTTCGCTGAAAATGAGTTGCGACATACATAACTCCGATGCCGCCAGCCACAACAGTACATGCTGCAGCTGGCTGTAAGTGAAAACCTAAAATCAGTTTTTTGTCAGGCGCTGCCAGATTGCAGATACGTATTTGACCTGATGCCGGGCGTCAGAAAGCGCATTGTGCATGTCGCCTTCAAACGGGATGTCGAAGCGCGGGTTGATACCGACAGATTTACCCAGTTCAACCATGGTCCTTACGTCCCTGTCATTCCAGAACGGAACAGCGAAGGGAGTCTCTGCTAATGCATATGCGCGGCGGAGAATGACGTTATCAAACGAGCATCCATTACCCCACAGCTGAACAGTGTGACTACCGTTAGCAGCATTTTCAGCAATGAAGTCAGCCAGTAGTTCAAGGGTTTCACGCAGCCCCATGGCCTCATCAACCAGAATTGCAGAGCGGGCTTCAGATGATTGTTTCAACCACCACTGAATTGTTGACGCATCCGGTTTCATGCCAAACGACATCGATGATTCAAGACTGACAACCTGGTAAAATTCGGCACCAGTGTTACCAGTTGAAGGATCAAAATATACGGCGCCGATAGAGACTATTGGTGCATCAGGACCGCTGCCCATAGTTTCCAAATCAACCATCAGGTGAGTATAAAAAGCGTTCAGGTGATCCGTATCTATATGGTGAACGGGTTCATTATTCAGGGAAGCTGGAGGCTCACCAGTTGCATCAGTGCTTTCAACTGGCAAAGCTGCTGCTTCGCCCTGAGGCACATCAGGATTGGCTTTGATTTCGCTGTTGTCAGTTTTTTCCATCTGCACATCGCTGGTGGTTTCCTCGGTATTGGCTTGATGTAATTTTTCTTCGACCGCGCGCTGGCGTACCTGGTCTACGACAGAAAGCGCTGGCGCCGGCTGGTTACCCATCAGGCCATCAATGGAGAAAACACCGTTGCCCATGTTGGCGATTTCTGGTTGCTCGGTTATTGCCTTCTGTTCAGCTGTGGACTTCTCTTTAATCTCGTTTTCCCAGCTTTTTTCTGGTACGTGACCGGCTGCCGCCAGAGTTTCTTCAGTTGGGTGCTGGTGGTCGGTTTCAGTCAGGTTTTTGTTGATGTAACGGCTCAGCAGTTCCGGGAAATGGTGAGTGTTTTCTTCTGCACTACGTATAAGCGCGAAAATAGCGGCGCGGGAATAATCCAGGATACCAGCGCGTTTGCGCAGGGCGGCGGACCACTCTTTGAAAGGGCTTTCGTTTTTAGAAATGATCTCTTTTGCACGACGGAAAACGCCACCAGGAATATCGTAGATGTTGAAATCCATTGGAAGTGTGGCCAGCGCAATATCAATGTCCAGAGTATCCAGCGTGTGGACAAGTTCCGGGTTGCGATCGGTCTTATTGCCTCCACCAGCGTTGGTTCCGGAGTCAGTGCGCTGAATCTGCGACACACGATTGCCCTTACACCACTCTTTAACCAGCAGCCCACGGTCAATGTGCTCAGTATTGAACCAGGCCTTAAAGAACTGAATGACGGTGACCAGTTCAACTCGTTTTCCATCAACCGGAAAAACGGTTTTCAGCGCGCTGACAATCTTCCAGATATCGATCTCTGGCGCCTTCCTGAATGGTTCTACATTCTCGGCGGCAAGCAGCAGGTTCTGCACATAGCTGTTATCCACATCCAGCTCGAGTTCTTGAATGGTTTTCTTCTGCTCAGTATCAATATGGTAAGCATATTCTTCAGAAATAAACTGAGCTAAGAGGCGCTGGCGTAGCGGCAGAGTCGCAACGGTAATAAGCTCTGGCGTTACAGGTGGAGTGGCATGTTCATCACCCGCAACTCCTGCTTTCTTTTGATTAACCCACTCCTGAACGGTAAGAGCTCGCTTTTCTGGTTCTTCAATCCATTCGGTAATAAATTGCTCAAATGAAGCAACGGTATAGACCTGCTCACGGTCGAAGACTTCTTTTACAGCGCTTGTCAGCTTCCACTCGACATGAGCAGAAAGCTCTTTCACCGCTGGCACATTCGAAACGGCCTGTAACAGGTTTTGTACATAGAGATCATTTTCGTTCAGTACCATTTGCCCGATCTGGATGTGCTGCGCTTCACTGATTTCCTTCTCTTCAGTGTCATTGACCAGGTGCGCAATCAGTCGCTGAGACAGGCGCAGGCGAGATATGGGGCGGAGCAATGCTGGCGCATCGCTGTTGGGTACATTGTCGCTGGAAGTTTCAGGTTTTTGCTGACAGGAAGTCTCCTGATTCTCATTATCAGGCTTCTGTTTCAGTTGCCACGTTTGCTGGTCTTCTGCCAGTTCGTAACGATCGCACCATGTGTCATCAAGTTTGCTTTCCTCAGGAAGATCGTCAACAACAAACCAGTTGGTGCGGACAGGTAATTGATAGTCGGCGCCACGACCGACGGCAATATCATTGTCTTCGAGAATATTGAGGATTTCGCGTTCTGCACGGGAATCTGATTTCGCAGAGAACCAGCAAAACAGGTTTTTTGCCTCAGTTGCTTTCGCTTTGGCTTTAATAAGATACGCATACGTTAACATTGCGTTCGGGCTCCATAGGATTGTAAGATACCCGGCAGCTGATGATCGCCGCCTAAGGTAGTGGTTATTGGTCAAAACTCGTTCCGGAAAGCTTTGGTCGGCTGACCGGGTACTTAACCCGCCTTGCGCGGGTTTTGTGCTTTATGGGGTAGGGGATTTTCCCTGCGCCAGCTGTGCGACGGGGACCCACTCCAGAGCATTCAGCACGGGCTCAAATGAATCAGGCGTGTGAGTAACGGCGCGAACGACGTCAGCCACGCTGGGGTTTGCTTTGCTAAGGTGGTACCCGCCACCAGCGCCACGCTGGCTGGTGACGATTTCACTGCTGCGCAGCTTCGAGAAAATCTGCTCGAGGTAAGACACAGACAGCTTTGATTCTTTACTGATAGATGCGATGGAAACCGGACTGCCGTTGTAAATCCTGTTGAGGATGGCAACGACCTGAACAGAAGCCACCACGCGTTTCATTCCAAACTCCATCATGCATCCTTTGCCGGTTCGCGACCGTATCCCGGGTTATCGTTTAAGGCGTCATTCAGAACCTGCATTGCCTCATTATGTGGGAGAGTCAGAGCAAGTTTGATCGCCGTTCCAAGAGCTTCAGCCGCACATTCAAACTTACGAGCGAGCCTGGCTGTTTCATCAACTTGTTCACCCATCGCTTCCATTTCAAAGTTGTGCTCAGTCCAGATTTCATCCATCACATCACTTTCAACTTCTTCACGTAATGCTTCTTTTACTTCCAGAACAGGCAAAACCCCGATTAATGCCTCGGCTGGTGCGCTGCTGAAGCGCAATGCCAGATCGTTAGCTGACATAAAAACCTCCGGAAAAAAGCCCGCCACGGGACGGGCAAAGAACACTTTTCCAATTTAACCAGAACAGGTCTTCGTCTCCTGTTTGGTTACGATGGTGGTATTACCATCACAATGCCCTGTGCACCGGGCATGAGGCTGGCAACAGCCATTGGTCAAACTCGTTATGAACGAACAGCAGTCTGTTGGTCGGCAGACGGGTCGCCCTTCTGGGCAAGCGTGTAGCAAATCAGTCGAATGATTACTTCAATGCGATTTAGATGTACGGCCTGACACCGCACTGGTTTACGTGCGAAATCGATCATGGATTTATCCTCTTGTGTTGCCCTTGTCGCCAGGCTGGCGGAACGTTGAACCTGCTGCGTGTTAATGCCTGTCATCTCATCCGGTGATTCGTATGCCGCCGGCAGCTACTTCGTGGGCATCCTGCCTTGATGACGTTTTGCAAACTGTGTTTATATTTAAACTCTAAATGTGTTTAAAAGTCAACACGACATGTGTTTAAAGCTGTATGGATGAAAACGATATGGGAAAAGGGAAGGGGATAGGCATAAAAAAACCAGCCAAATAGGCTGGTTAGGTAGCTTAAAATTGTTGCTTAGTCGTCTGTTGGCTTGAATCGTCCTCGAAGGTACTTCTCGACATATTCATCAATTTCTTTCAGTCGCAATTGAAAGGTATCGATCATTTTGTCTTGTTCAGACTCCGGTAACTGGTCAAAAAGGGTGATTAACTTACGGTGTTTAGGCGTTAACCATGATTCGGCGTGATCATCACCAAACATTAGCTCTGCCGGACTAATACCGAGAGCTTTCGATATTGTTATAGCGTCGTCAACGCCAACATTGCGGCGACCTGCTTCATAGTTCCCGATGCGCGACTGAGCCCACCCACATAACTCTGCGAGTTTAGATTGCGACATATTTTTCTGTTCGCGTAACTGCTTCAGTCTGGCGGCAATTGCAGTGTTTATATTCATTACTGATTTTTACCACGTTACGTGTTATCGCTCAAAGAACGTTTCGTCTTGACTATCTAACACATTATGTGTTTAATTCAGCTAAACACTATATGTGAGGACAAGATGAACAACATCGCCAAAGAACGGCAAGCGCTCGGTTTAACTCAAGAGCAATTAGCCAAATTATTCGGGTGGCGTCAGTCAAGACTCTCAAATTATGAGAACGGGACACGCCAGCCTGGACTACCGGAATGCAGATTAATTGTGGAGAAGCTTAACGAGTTAGGGCGCGCCTGCTCTCTTGATAGTGTATTTCCGCCACAAAGTGAGGTCTGAAAGATGCAATCAGTAGCTTATACCCATAATAAAACACGGTTAGCCGCTCCGGTGAAATCGCAAAATCATTTTAAACCCCAGCGCCGTGACAGCATTCAGCACCGCGTCATATTGGCAGCCGTTCGTGAATGGGAATCGACATTACCAGGACAGGCACAGGAACGGATCGCTCAGCTGGTGGCTGAAGAGTGGGCCAAGGCAGATGGCCGCGGAATTGCTGTTAATAAGCAGAATTTATTCCGATATCTGAAAAACGAAGGGGGGTCAGAAAAGTATACGGCTTACGTTATGCAGCTGTCAGGCTCAATCATTGCTGCTATGCCAGTTCAGATTGCCAGGAAGCACGGGCTAAGTAATGCGAGCACAGAAGCGGAGTTGGTGGCAAGCGCTATCAAAGAATGCAGTGAGGCACATCAGGCGAAATTAATCGGCGCTCCGTTACAGAAACTGGAGAAGGAAATTCGTGAAGCAGCCATCGCTTTGTTCAACATGTTACCAGCTGATGCGGCGGGACCACTACTGGCGAGTATAAGCGCCGTAGCGCCGCAATTGTTTTAATCGAGTTTTGACCAATGACCATTATTACTGCAACTCGCGGGGTGAAGTATGCCTAATCCTTTGGCTAAGGCCATGCCTAAGAGTAAGGCTAATAACGAGCCTTACCGTAAGGTGAAGATCACCATGTGGGATGACCCGAAGTTTCGAGCCTTATCACCACTCCCGCCAAGTGGGCAGAGTCTGTTTATTTACCTGCTTACAGGTCCATTCACGGGGATCATCCCCGGCCTGTATAAGGCGGGGAGGGCTGCTATGGCTGAAGAATTAAACTGGGATGTCGAAGCCTTCGACTTAGCCTTAGGCGAAGCCATAGCGTTAGGTATGGTGGAAGCCGACCTTAAAGCCAGAGTTTTTTGGTTGCCTAATGCGGTCAAACATAACCCGCCAGCATCAGTGAACGTGATCAAATCATGGGCGAGATCGTTTGAATTACTGCCTGAATGTTCACTGAAAGATAAAGCATATGAAGCTCTCAAAGCCGCATGTTACGGGGTTTCTGACGCTATGGGGATGGCTTTTGATAAGGCTTTCGCCTTGCCTAAGGATAAGGCTAAGTCTTTGGCTAAACCTTTGCCATCAGGTATCCAGAAAGCAGTTAGCAGTAAACAGATCTTAAACCCCTCTCTTAACGCGTGCGCGATGAAAAATTCGAATGGGGAGAACCTGCCGCCCCGGCCATGCCCCGATACCTGGACGGGGTTGATGAGCCGATCGGGAAATTCAGCATGGCAGATAGCTGGCTCCCATCCAGAGATTTCCGACAGCGTGCCGCATCGTGGGGGATCTCCCTCCCTGAACCAGATTACCTTCTGACTGAACTCGCAGAATTCATTGCGTACTGGGAGTCGGAAGGGAAAGTTTTTACGCAAATCCAGTGGGAACAAAAATTTGCCCGACATGTAGCCCGGGTGAGAATGCAGGTAAAACCAGAAACCGGAGGTAACAGTCATGTGGGAGCAGGAGCAAAACCAACAGCATCCCGGGCAGTTCAGCAAATTCAGTCAGCCCACGCAGAGTGGCGCCGCAGGAATGGACTTGATGGCGACGGAAACAGCCTGGCGTCTGTGGCAGGTCATGGGGGAGGTGTATTCGAACCGATGGACCCAGAAGAACGGGGCAGAGCCTTCGCCTATCTGGATAGCCCAGATAGGTTCGATGACTGAACAGCAAATTCGGCTGGTTTGTCAGCAGTGCATGGAGCGCTGCGCAATGGGAAATACATGGCCGCCAGACCTGGCTGAGTTTGTTTCTCTGGTTTCAGAGAGTGGAGCGAATCCATTCGGACTGACATCGGAGCAGGTTATGACGGAATACCGGCGCTGGCGCAATGAGTCATATCGGTATTCAGGTAGCGATAAATATCCATGGCCTCAGCCCGTGCTGTATCACATCTGCATCGAAATGCGCAGAACGGGCGTAGAACGACAAATGACAGAGGGGGAGCTGAAACGACTGGCAGAAAAGTTACTCACGAAGTGGTCGAAGCATGTTGGCAATGGACTAAGTGTCCCACCAATTCGACGTCAACTGGAAGCGCCGCGCCATCCGGCAGGACCAACGCCAGCACAATTACTGATAGATGAATACAGGCGTCGAAAAGCGGCAGGATTAACAAATTGA